GAAGAAGTTGCGGCATTGCGAGCGCAAAAGAAACTAGATCGCCAAGCCGAAGAGGACGCAGCCCTCGCCAAAGATGAAGCTGAAACGAAAGCTCACGAGGCGAACATGTCAAGAATTGCCAAAAAAATGGCGAGTTTGGCTGGAGAAGTTGGAGCAATCACGATTGAATCCCAAGGAAGCGATTCAGAGCCGGAACCCGCCACGCCGCCACCAGCTCAAGAGCTGCCGCCGGTTAAGCCGAAGCCGGTAGCTAAGAATGTAGCCAAGAAAGTAGCCAAGAAAGTGGCAACAACCAAACCAAATACGGGCGTCCGATCAAAGGGCCTAAAACGCAAAAAATAGGAGCAACAACTATGGCCATCAAAAAAGTGCCTAGCAACAAATCGTTTGAAAAGCCAAACCCAAATGCCATTGGCAAGAATAATGGTGTTACCTCGACTGTGAACATGAAGGGCAAGGGAGCCGCGACCAAGGGGCTCAAGTTCAAAGTCAGGAATTAGGGCATGGAAGACGACCTCACATATTACGACGCGGTGAAGAAGCTGATTAAAGATCGCGAAAATCAAATCTCAGAGACACTTATGTCCGGCGCGCTGGAAAGTATAGAACATTACAAATTTATGCAAGGGGAGCTTTCTGCGCTATACTATATCGATACCGAGCTCAGAGAGCGTAAAAAAAGTAACTGATGATGGAAAATCTTGAAACTGTAACCAGTGCGTATGTTGAAGCGGACGACCGCGTGCTAGATCCCACTATCCTCGAACAAAGTGTTTTAGACCGTATGCCGCAACCTACGGGTTGGCGAATGCTGGTTTTGCCTTATGCGGGGAAACTTCAGTCGAAGGGCGGCATAGCCTTCACAAAAGAGACTGTGGACAAGGAAGCCTTGGCTTCTGTCGTTGCTTTTGTCGTCAAACAAGGCCCACTTTGCTATGGTGACAAAGCCAAGTATGGTGAGGAAAAGTGGTGTGAAGAAAAACAATGGGTGTTGATAGGGCGCTACAGCGGCGCTAGGTTCAAGCTTGACGATGGCGCGGAATGCCGAATTATTAACGACGATGAAGTGATTGCTACGATTCTTTCCCCTGACGACATACTGAGCGCCTAATATGATAGAAAATACAAACCTAGCTGAAGAACAAGAAATCGAAATTAGTGTTGAAGACGATGCTGTTGTAGAAGCACAGTCTAGCCCAGATGAAGAGCTAGAAACCTATACCAAGTCGGTTTCAAAAAGAATCAATAAGCTAAACGCTAAAACTCGAGCAGCTGAAGAGCGAGCGCAAGTTGCTGAGCAAGTTGCGTACCAACGAGAGGCTGAAATACAGGCTTTGCGCAGCCATTCTCAATCGCAAGCAGGAACTGTCCTTTTGAAAGAAGAGGAAGCCATGTCCGCGAAAGAAGCCCAAGCTGACGATCTTTATAAGAAGGCCGTTCAAAGTGGCGACGCTGATTTGATGTCTAAGGCTGACACCTTAAAAAGCGATCTGAGCATCCAGAAGGAAAAAATTCGCCTAGCAAAGAACAGGCAGAGCAACGAACAAGCTCAATATAATCAGGCAGTTGAGCAACAGGGCGCTCAAGCCCAACAGCAGCAGCAGCAGCAACAACAACAACCTGCTGCGGAGCCGACGACAGAAGCTCTAAGCTGGTATGAGCAAAACAAGTGGTATGGCGACGGCGACGACAAGGGTAATTTGGAGGCTACCCAGTTTGCGTATTTCCAGCACTACAATCTTATTAATGAAGGGCACGAGCCCGATTCTGATGAATACTATGAGGAATTGAACTCTCGTGTTTACAAAGTGTACCCGCACCTGCAAAATGCAAGTGTAAATAAGGACGCGCAAGCCGAAGCTAAACCCTCTGTGCAAAGAGTTGCTTCAGCTACTGTTGGCAGTAGTCGTCAAAAAACACAAGGCAAGAAAGATGGCGTTACGTTTTCCAAGTCAGAAGTAGAGCGCCTTAGAGGCTTGAAGCCGTACAACATGAGCGAAGATGCTTGGTTGAAGCGGGTTGCAGTTGAAAAACAAAGAATAGCTTCTAGGGAGGCAATGTAAAATGACTCAGGGAACCAAAGCGCCAAGCAGAAACTCTCGTGATTCCGAGACGCACGATAAAACTACTCGTAGGAAACCGTGGCGACCAGTAAGGAAGCTAGAAACTCCGCCGGCTCCACCAGGATTTACATATCGCTGGATAAGGGAGTCGATGTTGGGACAAGAAGATCGCGCGAACGTCAGCAGACGTTTACGAGAAGGTTGGGAACTCGTTAGAGGGACTGATCTTCCGAGCGAATGGCAACTTCCAACAGCGGATGATCATAGCCGCCATGCTGGCATCGTTTATAATGAAGGATTGCTGCTTGCAAAAATACCGAACGAAACTGTCGAAGAGCGACGTGAATATTATCAAGGTAAGTCTCACGACGCAGTATCCGCTTTGGACAACAGTGTTTTCAACCAAAGCCGGAAAGATAGCTCTTATGTGAAGTATGATCCCCAGCGGAATTCAAGCGTGACCTTCGGCAAGAAATAACTAATGTGCATTTTGCACTTAACCAATAATCTATTTAGGAGAAAACAAAATGGCGAATAAAGACGCTAGCTTTGGTTTGAAACCTGTAAGAATGATTGGTGGGGCTCCGTATAATGGCGGACAGTCACGTTATCGTATTGCTTCTTCTTATGGCACGAGTATTTTCCAAGGCGACTTGGTTATGCAGGTAACCGGTGGCGGCATTGAGATTCATGCTGTTTCCGGAACCGTACCATTGGTTGGAGTTTTTAACGGCTGTAGCTACACGGACCCAACCACGGGCGAACAGGTATTCAGTAACTTTTACCCGGCCAGTACGGCTGCTTCAGACATCATAGCTCTCATTATTGATAGCCCTGACGTTGTCTATGAAATACAGGCTGATGAAGCCTTTCCAGTAGCAGATTTGCTCGGGAATTTCGATGTCATAAAGACCAACGCCGGCTCTACCAAAACTGGTATTTCTGGTGATGAAGTTGACGTGAGCAGCGGTGCAACAACTGCCACTTTACCCCTGAAAGTGATTGACATTTCTCAGGACCCCAGTAACCAAGATGTCGGCTCATCTAACACCAACGTATATTGCGTGATTCAAAACTCAATATTCGGTGTTAAGTCTGCCGGTCTGGCATAAAGGAGAATAAGTAATGGCTATTTCCAGAGCACAATTAGCTAAAGAGCTAGAGCCTGGCCTGAACAGCTTGTTCGGCCTTTCTTATGATGAGTACACTCAAGAGTATGCTGAGATCTTTGCTACAGAGGACTCTCAACGGGCCTTTGAAGAAGAAGTGTTGATCACTGGTTTCGGTGGAGCTCCGGTAAAAACTGAAGGTGGATCGGTTGATTTTGACCAAGCCACTGAAAGCTATACCGCACGCTACACACATGAAACAATCGCACTGGCATTCGCTTTGACAGCAGAAGCAGTAGAAGATAACCTTTATGACTCCTTGGGCAAGCGCTACAGTAAAGCCCTTGCAAAATCAATGGCTAACACCAAAGAAGTCAAAGGTGCCGATGTTCTCAACAATGCATTTTCTTCGTCTCACACAGGCGGCGACGGCGTTTCTCTGATCAATACTGCGCATGTCCTTGCGGGCGGTGGCACAGCGGCGAACAGAGCTACATCAATGGCAGATCTCAATGAGACGTCCCTAGAGGATGCCCTTATTGACATTAGTTCCTTCACCGACGATCGTGGATTGACGATTTCTGTACAGGCAGAAAAACTTGTAGTTCCAAGCGAACTGGTTTTTGTGGCTGACAGGATTCTAAACTCGCAAGGACGTCCGGGTACTGCTGATAATGATTTGAACGCGATCAAGAGCACTGGTGTTCTTTCTGGCGGATACACAGTTAATCATTATCTCACGGACCCAGACGCTTTCTTCTTGTTGACGTCTGTGACATCTGCTGGCGAAGGCCTCAAGATGTTCCAGCGCAGCGCGATGGAAACGTCAATGGAGCCTGACTTCACGACTGGTAACATTCGTTACAAAGCTCGTGAGCGCTACTCTTTCGGCTTTTCTGACTGGAGGGGTATATACGGGTCACAAGGAGCCTAAAAGGCTCTTAGAAGCGAAATGGTGGCCTCTCAGGCACCTATTTTTGCATGACTCTAACCCTATATTTTGGTCTTACCAAAAAATAGGGGGCAAAGAAACTAAAAGGGACCTTCGGGTCCCTTTTTTTATGCGTAAATTCTCTTTGTATAAAAACTTGCACATAACGACACGATCTATATAATCAAGATCTCACTCAATTAAACGGGTCAGTAAAATGGACTTGAGTCTAAATTGGTCAAAAGGTGAAAAGCAGTCGGACGGCCGGTTGCTTAAAACCGCCAAGCCTACGCCTGAGTTTTGGGCGCTCTGGAAGGTCAAGAAAGTGTCCATTAGAAAAGCTGGTTACACAGTCATTAAGATTAATGACGCTTGGCTGGTCGCCCAGTTTGTGGACGACAACGCGGCGATTGAGCAGTCAGCGGCCACTAGCTCAGACATGGAAATACCTGTGCCAGACGGCTTAGCTTACCTACCGTTTCAAAAGGCTGGCATTGCTTATGCTTTGAAGAGAAAAAGCTGCTTGATTGCGGATGAGATGGGTTTGGGTAAAACAATTCAGGCAATTGGCACAATAAACGCCACAAATCCAAATACGGTCTTAGTGGTTTGCCCAGCGTCTTTAAAGCTCAACTGGAAGAACGAAATGGTCAAATGGCTTGTATCTGAGCGAACGATCAATGTAGTTAACGGTGGTGGCGAGCACATACCGAATGATCCTGACGTGGTTATTATTAATTATGATGTCCTCACAAAACACGCCAAAGCGCTTCAGTCTAGGACGTGGGGCATGGTAATCATGGACGAAGTGCATAAGATTAAAAATCCTAAAGCCAAGCGAACGGTTGTGGCTGTCAGCATCAAGGCCAAGCGCAAATTAGCGCTTACAGGCACCCCGATAACCAATAGGCCAATTGAGTTACAGCCGATAGCGGGTTACTTGGACCATGATTCTTTCGGCAATTTCTTTAATTTTGCAAGAAAGTATGCTGGCGCCTATAAAAGCCGATTCGGCTGGGATTTTAGTGGCTCTTCAAACCTAGACGAGCTGCAAAGAAGGTTGCGCCAGTCTTTTATGATTAGAAGAAAAAAAGACGAAGTGCTTAAAGAGCTGCCATCAAAAGTGCGTCAGGTAATAGTTTTGCCCAGCAAGGCATACAGCGGGGAGCTTACCAAAGAGTTTGATGCTTTGGCTGACGCGGTATCAGACACTACCTACGACGACGTTTCCTTTGAGCAAATGTCTGGTGTTCGCCACGAGATGGCGTTGGCCAAGGTTGACGACGTGATTGATCACCTGACAGACATTGACCATCAGGTTGTCTTGATGGCCCACCATAAAGATGTCGTTGAGGGTATCAAGCTTGGCCTGGAGGCGGTTGGCAAAACCGTGGTTACACTGACCGGAGACTGCAATCAAGCGCATCGCCAACATTCTGTCGATACCTTTCAAGCAGGTGATGCAGATGTCTTTATCGGCACGATCGGTGCAGCTGGGGTTGGAATAACGCTGACAGCGGCAAGCCATGTGGTTTTTGCAGAGCTTTCGTGGGTGCCAGGAGACGTTTCACAGGCTGAAGATCGTTGCCACAGGATTGGGCAGCAGGATTCGGTCCTAGTGCAGCATCTGGTTGTCGATGGATCTCTGGATGCCCGAATGGCTGAGGTCTTGGTGAAGAAACAGAAAATTCTGGATCGAGCGCTTGATGACGTTCAGGTTCTGCCCGCTATTTCTATCAACGATCTGGCGCTTGGCATCAAAGCTAATTATCGGTAGAATGCAAAACTATATTTAATTTAGCTGGGTGCTCCGTTTATCCTCCGGTCAGGAACCCCTAAAACTGACACTTAGCTTATGCTTGGGGCCGAAAGGCCCCTTTTTTATGGCTGACACTTTCCAAAACGGTGCTATACTCGGCCGGTCTAGGATAATTTTTGATTCTATCGACCGACCTAGCGGACATTCGCCAAGACGATAGATGAGTTTCCGAGGAGGAAATTATGGCTAATTCAACTTTTAATGGGCCAGTCCGGTCCGAAAACGGTTTCAAAACTATTGATGTGACCGCCAAAACTGGCGCTGTTACTGATGGCCTAGTGATTAATTCAGACGGTAATATTTTTACCGATGCTGGTGGGCATACGCAATATGTTGCAGCAACAGGTTATGGACCCGCAGACTTTATCGTAGGTAAGGGCGGTAGCCAGTACGGCACTGTCGATCCTTTCACTTCAGGACTTACAGAGTTATTTCCTTTAGGCAGCAGATTGCTTTACGGTAATACCGTTTATGCTTATGGTCGATTGGCTGCAACTGCTGTTACGGCAGGTAAATGCGTAACTCACGCAGCTTCAATCGCACATCACTTTGATCTAACGCCAACCGCAGGTGTCGCTGCCGGTGAAACTGCAATCTCAGTTGAAACCGCAGGTACGGACATCACGCTAAATCAATACGCAAATGGATATTTGTATGTTAATGATGCAGCGGGTGAAGGGCAGATGCTTAGAATTAAATCTAACCCCGCCCACGATCATTCAGCAGACCCATCTATCGTAATTACTTGCTACGATGATCTAGCCACGGCTATCACCACATCTTCAAGAATAACTTTAATTCCTGATCCAAGAAGCGGTCAAATTGTTCAAGCAGCTACAACTACAGGTGCTACTTTAGGCGTAACAGTTGTTGATATGGCTGCCAGTGCTTACGGTTGGTTCTCAGTTTCAGGCCCAGCGACAGTATTGACTTCAGGCACACTGGTTGTCGGCAACCATGCAGTACCATTAGGTGCCGCAGGAGCAGTTGGACCCGCCGCTGGAGATGTTATCCAGGTCATTGGTACAGTAATGATCGTTAACGTAACGACTGATTACTCACTGATTAACCTCACTGGTATTATCTAGGTTACATATAAAAATTGATGTGGGGGGCATTTGCCCCCCCTTCATAAAAGGAGTAAATCATGGCTGATGTAGTTACAAGTCAAACAATTCAAGATGGCGCTCGTCAGGTTATCATGAGTTTTACCAATGTAAGTGATGGAACTGGTGAGGCTGCGGTTAAAAAGGTTGATGTTTCTGCGTTAGAGTCAAATCCAATAACAGGCGCTGCTTGTGATGGAGTAACCCTTCAATCAATTACATTCTCTAATTTTGGTATGAGCGTAAAACTTTTGTGGGACGCATCAACTGATGTTTTATGCCTTCATTTACCTGCGGATTATGCAGATACGTTGGATTTTGGTGATGGTGGATTAAAAAATAATTCAGGTTCAGGTAAAACCGGAGACATTATGTTGACTACAG